TCTCTATTGACATAGTCTCCTCTTTCACCAGTAACAGGATCTCTTCTTCCCCTCCCTGGAAGGTGAACAGCTTCACCTTTTCGTTGCATTAATAATTCATGTCGATCTTCTATTTGTTGCGTACTCAATATGATCGATTTTTGATTTTGTAACTCTAAGGTTTTTCTTTTTTGATCTTCTAAAGCTTTTTTAGCAGAAATTTGTTCTGCATAACTAACCTTTCCAAAAATTGCGTTTTGTGCAACTTTTTCTTGCGTAATTTTGGATTCTAAATTTAGTATCTCTCTTTTTAATTTTACAAATTTAGGATCTTCAACATTTAAACTTTCAAGCCTTTTAGATTTTCTTCCTATAATCCTTTCCATCCTTTGAACTCTGCTTGGTCTTCGTTGCGCTAATCTGTCTCCTGCTATTTGATCCATAACGCTAGTCATCTCAACTGGCCCACCATCAGCAAGCCAATTTCCTTTCATTCCTTTACCTCCCATCCATTCAGGCATCATCATCATTGCGGCTGATGCCAGCATGGGAAGCTCACGCACCATCTTGCCCATAGAAGAAAATGCGGATCTATAATTCCTCTCAATACTCCATATAATATTTGCTGCTGTATTTTCAAATTGAATAAAGCCTTGAATAGCTCCACCGACCCAATCAGCAGCACCTAATACTTTCCCTAACCCTATAGCAGCCAGTTTTACTCCTGTTATCCCTTCTACTCCTCTCTGAAGTATCAAAGCCCAGTTCTTAACAACACGACCTTGCGCTGTTTGTAATAAATTTAATCTTTTAACTAGACGCTGAACAGCATCAGAAACTCCAATGATATGAGCAGCTTGGTTCAACCAACCTCCTGCTGCTTTCCCTGAAAAAACCTTGCCTATTCCACCTAAAAACTTTCCTAAAGTACCTAAATCTTGTCTTGCAATCTTCCCTTTTTGTCTGACCACTTCAAGTAGGGCTTTTTCAACTTTTAATTGTTTTTCTGACCAAGTTAATTCTTTTTCTGTGGTTTCTTCTACTTCTTTTTCTTTCTTCTTTTTCCTTTCTAATAAAGCATTAATCTTATTAATAGTATTTTCTATATCGTCATATTGTTTTCCATGTAACTCGACTAAAGTTAATGCTCTTTGGAGTTCTCCTTTATAGATACTTAACGATGCAATATTCTTATCAATACCATCTTTTTTCCCAATTGTCCCAAACTTTGCCACTAAAGTAGAAACATTCTTGAATCCATCTCCTTCACCTGAAAGATATAAATTCTTTTGAATTTTTAATCTTTCTAATTGAGCAAAACGAAGAGCTTGCTCTGCTTTAGTCATGCCTTGAATAGCTTGTGTATAAACTCCTGTTGAATCTTTTGCAAATCTTGTATTTACAGCAATCGTATTAAAAGTGGCAGCTTGTCTTGCTAATCCTGCTTCGGTAGCGGCAATTGCCTGTGATCCAGTAGCAATCGCCTCTATAACTTTCCTAATACTATTTAACGATTTTTGAAAAGCTGGAGATTTTCCCTCTCCTGAAAATAGTGGGCCTGTCTCGCTTAATTGTTTTTTTAACCTAATTAAAGTTCTTACGCCTTGTGCGCTTTTACTTAATTCTTTTGTACTGTTGGAACCTGATTTTCCTATCTTTTCAATTTTTGTTAATGTATTTGCAATCTGTTTAAATTCCGTACTTATACCTTTTAACGCTTTATTAAGAGCCGTAAAATTCTTATTTACCTTGTCAACTTTTTTTTCAATACCACCAATACCTCTGGATAGATCCTTTACTGCTCTCTTTACCGAAGCGTCTATCGCCTTAAACTCAATCGTCTTGGTATAAGCGTTTGCCACTCCTCTCTTACCAAATAATATTCTCTATCTTACCTTGTTTGAGTTCTACTAGCACTATTTCGTTGAACAGCATCTCTTTGCCTGTCCATTTCTTCATTTTGAATCTTAAAATAAGCTGCCCAACCTATCATCTCTTCTCTTGTTAATTCTTTCGTCAACTCCCTAACGGTTTTACCTAGTTCCTTTGCTAATGAAAATAAAAAGATCCATTCTTTATTCGCTTTTCAAATCTTTTTCTACTTCTTCTACCTCCTTATCTGAACCAGATTCAAGCATTGCTAATTGAATCTCTTGTAAAACAGCAGCCTCTACTTCTCTACGAAGAGTCGCTCTATCTCCATC